ATATTTATAAAATAAAATTAAATAGAGCGTATACAGTATATCGTATACAATATTCAAAGGAGATGATAAAAATAAAAGTAGAAGCAAAGGATATTCCGTATATTCAAAAATTTATGACTGAATTCTGGAAAACTATAAAAGATTTCTATTCAGCCGAACTTACAGACGAATATTCCAAGCAGGCTACTGATCGTCTGATAGAACTTGGAGAGTATGCGGAAATGTGTCCTGATGATAATGATAAACAGTTTATCAAGAATTGTCTAGTTGCTTTTAATAAGTTATTAGATTCTAAACAGAGAGAAGTGAGAAAGAATGTACAACACTAAGAACAAATATGAACAGGGACAGGCCCTCAGAAAAGAAATCTACATGTATGTAGTAAGTTACTTTAAACTTGTTGGATACGCGCCATCGGTCAGCGAGATTTGCGAGAAAGTAGACGCAAGCAGAGCTACCATCTGGAGACATTTAAACCAGCTTATTGATGATGGGTTGCTTAAAACAGCACACCCCAGTACTGATAGAGCCTATGCTCCGACAGGATACGGGTTCGGAAAGGTGAAGAAATGAACAAAATGAGAGAGTATGAACGCGGGAGAGAAGATGGTCTTGACCTTGCTAGACGAATCACCAGAGAGGACGGTCTCGAAGCCCTTGAAAAGGAATGCAGATTCAGGGGAGTAACAGGAATACATACTTCCCTGGCAAGAAAGGACCTGGACAAAGCATCTGAGAAGATCAAACAGCTTGTGTCGGAATGCTGCGTGATCATGGCGATAGCTGTCCTGCATGATGAATTTGGGTTCGGTCAGAAAAGATGCCAGAAGTTCATGGCAGGCATGGACAAAGCTTCGGACTATATCGACCAGGGCTTGGCTGAATGGATTGATTATGTGCAGGCTATCAAGGAAGAACTGGGAATTGAATTAAGCTTTTCAGGAGAAATGAAAAGTCATGCAGAATAACGGACAGGTAGCATTTGGTTAAGAAATCATGGAGGACTGCACAATAGCGTGTCAGTTGCTTACATGGGGAAAGTGAGGATGGAAATGAAAAATAATAATTACACTTCATTCTTCAAAACAAAACCAAAGAAAGTAGAGAGATACATCCGTTGCAGAAAATGCGGTGGAAGCATGGAATGGAGTAGGGACTTTCCACCACAAATCAAATGCCCGAAGTGTGGATATACTGTATATCCAAAACCTTATGAACCTAACTGCAATGAGATTGAGAATTACAAGGAGGACGCAAAATGTTAATCAGAAGTCAGAACAAGGAAGTTTTAGTTGCATTTGAATTTTTACCCGATATCGAAGTTTCGGGTGGAGTAATAAGTGTAAGAAGAGATATGGGATGGTGTTGCTTGCTCGGAGAATATTCCACCAAAGCAAAAGCCATGAAAGTACTGGATATGATTCAGGAAGCCTATGTAAATGGACATATTGATTATCAGATGCCAGAGGATAGTGAGGTGGAAGTATGAAGTACAGAAAGAAGCCGGTTATAATTGATGCATTTCAACTTAACGAAAGAGGGTTGGTTGGAGAAGACTGGTTCTGGGATGCAGTCAGCAGAAACGACATTATAACTCACCATTTTGGAAAATACCATCCAGAGCCAGCGTGGTGCGAGATAAAAACACTTGAAGGAATCATGGTCGCAAAAGCAGGAGATTACATCATCCGTGGTGCTCATGGAGAGTTTTATCCATGCAAACCAGATATATTCAGAGAAACTTATGAGGAGGTGGAAGAATGAGTCATATCAAAGATAGATTAACCGATTATCACAATCAGATGAAGAAGCTGGCAGAACAGTACGAAATGATTACCGCCAGAGACGTTCTGGACATGATTGAACAGCTTCAGGATGACTTAGAACTGGATGAAAATGAAAACGATTGGATTCCAGTCGAAAAGAAACTGCCAGATCCGGGCAAGGATGTTGCTGTACTGCTTAAAGGCTTTATCCCGGCAATTGGTAGATATGAAGTAATAAGAGACGGCATTGGAGCCTTTGTAGTTCCAGGGCAAATTGAGACTCCTGTAGAATTCAGATTGCCTGTAACTGCATGGACATCGTTGCCAGAACCATACAAGGAGGGCTAAATGGGAAGATGTAAATTAGAGTGTCCGGACGGCGAAACAGAATGCTGTATCTGCTGTGAAAAACAAGACGGTTGCGATAACCGGTGCGACATGATGGACAGCTACGAATACGCAGAAGAGTGCGAAGATTATGTAAAGGAGGAAGAAACATGATTACATTCATATTAGTATTCATCCTTGGAACCATATTTGGAGTAGTTGGTCTTGTATGCGTGGCGATCATGTATGACAAGCACCACTCAGACAAATAGAAAGGAGAACGGTATGCCGACAAGGAACAAAAAGCTGAAAGATTACGGTATTCCGGCAGAGGACATTGAAAAACTGAATACGATGCTGAAAGACTTTCCGGCAGAGTACGGATACCCACTTTCCGGTGCTGCCTTGTCAGCTTGCCCGAAAAAAACACGGTGATAGCGGATGTGGTTATCGAGAATATCCTACACCGGAAAAGTTACAGGAAAATCAGCAAAGAAAGATATATCCCGATGAACCCGAAAGATTTCTACAGATACAGACGCAAGACCGTCGCTGTACTGTATGAGAGGATGCGGTTGTTGGGAATGTGGGAGGATGAATAAATGCGTTTAATTGATGCAGACAAAATAATTGACTCTCTTGGAAATTCGGATATAGATTTTGCAATAGGTGCAGTAATTGATGGACAGCCGACAGCTTTTGATGCGGACAAGGTTGTGGAGCAGTTGAAAACAAAAAAGGCAAGAACTGCTGCATTACAGAAAGCATCGGAGTATTTCGAGGGTGAAACTGATGCGTTTGAAGTTGCAATCAAAATCGTGAAGGATGGGGAGAGTTGAATGAGCAGTGCAAGTACAATATTCGGAACAAAAGCGTATGTATGTGCAAGATATTTTCTTAGGCCGGGAAAGTGCTTCAAATACATTGGCCAGCACGGCGAGGACGTCACAGAACACGTCTATGAGGTCATGGCGTTATATCCGTATTGTGTACTGTTAAGAGATACCAGAAACGGAGTTAGGACTTGCCCGGGATATAACACTTTGAGCCTGATGTTGAGAGGAAGTGAAGTAGGTGAGTAAATCAGTATTAGTGACAGATACACCAGAGAATTGCGGAAAATGCAAATTTATAAGCGAATTTTGGTGCAGAGCAATGAATAGTAGGAGAGTTCCAAACAATGATGTGATTCCTGATTGGTGTCCATTTAAGCCGCTGCCTGAGAAAAAAGAGTATATTGTTCCAATTGACAATGTAGAATCACAAAAAGATATTATTGCGGTTGGTTGGAATGCCTGCTTGAGAGAAATCACAGAAACAAGCGATAAAAAACGAGCGATAAAAAGCAAGCGATAAGAGGTGGAGGAGAAGAAGAATGAATAACAAACCTACACCAGACATAACGCCAAACCTTGCTATATCAGCATACCACGTACTACAGCAATATTGTACTGGACAGTCAGCGGATTGCAAAGGCTGCAGATTATACGAACACTGTCCAGAATGTTTTCAAGGCATGCCATGCGACTGGAGTTTGAATGAAGAAGGTGAAATAAATGAAACTGAGAAAGGCAACACTGGTTGACTACGGAGTGCCATCGGATGACATACCGACATTGCAAAGCCACTTGCGGAATCTTAGTGAGAGCGATAAATATAACCTGTTGCAGGTATCTATTAAATATGCACCCGGAATTGAATCACAAATCTATGACAGTATTGTGAACGGTATTGGCTATCGAACGATGGAAAAGATCAGAACGGTTCCTGCAACAGAGAATGACTTCTATGGCTACAAACGCAAGGTCATGGCGGAATATTATCATCTGGCAAAATTGATTGGCAGACTTTAAAAAAAAATTAAAAATTTATAAAAGTGGTAGAGAGCTACATACGCCCTAGTATGGTATTATAGTATATATAACTATAACTATGCTAGGGTGTTTTAATTCAGAAAGGATATGATTGGATGTTGATAGGATGGCAAACGAGGAAAATTTAAAACCATTTACAAGCAATCAAAGCCGTGAGGAAGCCGTGAGAAACGGACAAAAAGGCGGTATTGCATCTGGATATTCTAGGCGACAAAAAAAAGCCCTTTCTGATTATGTAAAAATTATAGCCGAAAGTCCTGCATCAAGTACTGCGAAAAAGAAACTTGCAAAAATGGGGATTGCTGACGAAGACGCAAATAACATGGCAGTCGTAGCAACTTCTCTGTATAAAAAAGCGGCAGATGGAAATATACAGGCTATCGAAAAATGGGAGCAGCTAACAGCAGCTTCAAAAGACGATGATGAAAAATATGAACTTCCTGCCAGAGTACTTGGCAAGGCGTTCGTGGATATTAACCGACAGATTAAGCCTAACATTGAATATGTATTTGAGGGCGGTCGTGGTGGCCTGAAATCTTCATTTGTAGCTTTTAAAATTGTTGAGCTTATTAAGAATAATCCCCAGATGCACGCATGCATTACAAGACAAGTAGCCGGTACTCTGAAAGATTCTGTGTATGCTAACATGAAATGGGCTATCAATGAACTGGGATTGATGGAAGAATTTGAATGTAAGGTGTCGCCACTTGAGATCAAGTATATTAAGACTGGACAGACAATATATTTCCGTGGTCTGGACGATGAAACCAAACTGAAATCTATTAAGCCGGAGTTTGGATATATCGGAATCCTCTGGAAAGAAGAAAAAGACCAAATGAAGGGAGATGCCCAGGAACGTTCTGTTAATCAGTCAGTGCTTCGTGGCGGCGATGAATCCTATGATTTCTCATCATATAATCCACCAAAATCAAAATCGAACTGGGTAAACAGGATCAAGCTCACGCCTAACCCGAAAAGAGTTATTCATCATTCGAGTTATCTGGAAGCCCCGTCGGAGTGGCTCGGACAGAAGTTTATTGACGATGCAGCACATCTGAAAGAAATTAATCCAGAAGCCTATGAACATGAATATCTGGGTGTTCCGAATGGAGACGGTGGAAACGTATTTGAATATCTGGAGATTAGAGATATTACAGATGAAGAAATCAGTCACATGGACCGTATTTTCGCTGGCGTAGATTATGGATGGTACCCGGACCAGTTCTGCTATCTCCGAACTTATTACGATTCTGCTAGAGAGAAGATATATCTGATTGACGAGCTGTATGTAAATAAATGGAGCAACTCCAAGACCGCTGATTGGATTAAGAAAAAAGGCTATGACGATTATACGATGATATGTGATTCTGCGGAGCCTAAGTCCGTGAATGATTTCCGGGACGCCGGACTTCCTGCCAGAGGAGCAATCAAGGGACCGGGCAGTATCGAGTATGGTTTTAAATTCTTACAAACAAAGACCATAGTCATTGACCCGAAGCGGACACCAAACGCATACAAGGAAATTACGGAATATGAGTACGATCGGGACAAAGAGGGGAATGTAATAAGTGGTTATCCTGACGGAAACGACCATGCAATTTCGGCACTTAGGTATGCTTATGAGCCGTTGTTTAACAGAAGGGGGTACAGCGCATAATGAATAGCAAAGAAATATTCAAATGTTTGGAAATTCTGGACAAATTCCAGTTCTTCCAAGGGCAAAGAGCTGGAAGAGAATTGTGGAATGATAAACCGGCAGAGATACAGGACGAAGATATAAAGAATTTTAATAAAGACATAGAATTTATCAGAAATGTGCTGAAATCAGCTAATTCAGGTGATTAAATGGGACTTATAACAACACTAAAAAGGTGGTTTAACATGATATTCAAAAAACAAGCCGAAGAGGACTTTAACATCCAGGCAGCAGAATTTCCAGAGATGGAATCACTGATCAACCGGTGTGCGAACATTTACAGGGGAGTGCCGGAATGGTTAGACGATAAGAATAATATCAAGACGATTAATTTTGCTAAATCTGTGTGTTCTGAGACTGCCAGACTTGCAACATTGGCGATCGGCATTCAGATTGACGGTTCTGCAAGAGCTACGTGGTTACAGGAGCAGATTGACAAGGTGTATTTCCAGATCCGGCACTGGGTAGAATACGGCTGTGCTTACGGAACAGTATTTATCAAGCCAAACGGCGAGAGCCTTGACGTATTTACTCCGGCAGATGTGATGATTGTGGATTACGATAATCAGGAGATTAAGGGAATCATATTTAAAGATTCTTATACGGCTGGACGGAAATACTATACACGGCTTGAATATCATAGATTTGTTGAGACCACAATAGATGGTGTAACAACCTATCCGTATTATGTTTCTAATAGAGTCTATGTGTCAAAGTCCCCTCAGAGCATTGGCGATAAGATTGACCTTAAACAGACCAAGTGGGCTGAACTCATGACAGATACACCGCCGATACTTAAGGCAAGCGGGGAGAAACTGGACGGGCCTCTGTACGGAGTGTTACGGACACCACAGGCGAACAATGTGGACATTAGTACGCCACTGGGACTTCCGATATTTGCAGAAGCTATTGAAGAGCTGAAAGACCTGGACATTGCATACAGCAGAAACGCCGGAGAAATTTTTGATTCACAGAAGATTGTTCTGGCAGATGATAGGCTGCTGATGCCAAGCGGTACACCTGTAGCAGCCATGTCGCCACAGGGCATGGAGAACAGGCGTAACGAGATGAGATTGCCACATTTTGTTAAAAATGTATTCGGACAGGACGAAAAAGAGTTTTATCAAGAAATCAATCCGCAGCTCAACACAGATACCCGTATAAGCGGCATAAACGCCATTTTAAGCCAGTTAGGGTACAAGATTGGATTCTCTAACGGATATTTTGTTTTTAATGAATCTAGCGGCATTCAGACAGCTACAGGAGTAGAAGCAGAACAGCAGAGGACAGTCCAATTTATCAAAGACGTGAGGGATAAGTTGGAGTCTTGCCTAGATGAAGTTATTTACGCATTGAACGTTTACGCTGATCTGTACGGACTTGCACCGGTTGGGGCTTATGAAGTCAATTATGATTTCGGAGACATCCTATATGTGCGTGAAAACGACCGTGCTAGATGGTGGCAGTATGTGACAACTGGAAAAGTTCCGGCATGGATGTACTTCGTGAAGTTTGAGGGAATGACTGAGGAAGAAGCAAGGGCAATGGTCAAAGAAACCGAGCCAGACGAACCAACATTATTCGGAGAGGAGTAAAAAGATGGCAGATAAACCAGTAACAAGGGAAGAAAAATATCTTGCGTACTTGACAGGTGATTACACGGGCGAACTCCCGAAACCGATCACACGAAAAGAGAAGTATTTATACGAATTATGCTTAAAAGGAATAGGCGGTGAGATTTCACCGGAGGAAATCAAGAATGCAGTAAATGAGTATCTTGAAAAGAATCCGGTCAAGCCCGGAGCCACTACAGAACAGGCGCAGCAGATCGAGCAGAACAAGACGGACGTTGCTTCTCTGAAAGTGGAAACTAATTCGATAAAAGAAGATTTAGATAACAAAATAGAACACGTTGGCGGATATAAAGAATATGATATTGGAACTCCAAGCGTTGGAACATATTGGAACAAAAGTGCTAAAAAACAGCTTAAATCCGAAACATATCAATCGTTCAATCCAATTTCACTAAAGGCTGGAACATATCATTATGAAAATATGAGTGGCTTTTTTACTTTTTACGAAGATACTGACGGAAATTGGATACCGATTGGTAAAAATTCAGCGTCAGGTAACGGCGATGTAGTAATCACTAATGATACTACGATGTATATCACTGAAATGCAGAAATCTGGTGTATTTGTTGGTGCAAAATTATATTCTGGTGACATTACACAGAAAGAATCTAACTGGTTCAAAAATCCAAAATATGACATTGACAATATCAATAACACTTTGGAAAGTTTAAGTGATTCTGTAAATGATATAAAAAGTATAGATGGTTCTGTAATAAAAGAATATTGCATATATGTCTCAACCACAGGCTCAGATACGAGTGGTGATGGTTCGGAAGAAAAACCATTTGCTACTATTTACCATGCGAACAAAACGATTACCGATAATTCCTACGCAAAAAGATACAGAATTATCGTATTACCGGGAACATACACAGATTTACAAGACAAATACACAGGTATAGCACAGACAAGCAAATATCAAGGTGTTATTACAAAACCTTGGGTTACTTACGAATCAAAGAGTGGAAATCCAGAAGATACCATTATCGAATGGAATGGCTCAACAGGATTAGAAAATCCTATCAGAAGTGACATTGATGAAAAATGTGCTTTTCATATCGTTTCATTACCAAGGACATTTACAGCCATTAAAGGATTTACAATAAAAAGTAAAAACACAAGATATGCTATGCACTGTGAGAGTAGTAGTAGGGGGATACAAGGCGAGTGGCTTATCGAAAACTGTATATTTGATTGGGGTGGATGTCCTGATATAAGTGATGATACAGGGAGATTTCCTGCAATAGGAATTGGTATGAGTCCTTGCGAAAAAGGTACGATTAAATTTTGCAAAATCGTTACGACTACCGTCGAAACAATGCTTGTACATGACGGAAAAAACAAGGACGGAAATAGTGCTGTTATATTAGGCGCAGAACTGAATTTTATAAAATGTGATTTGGGAACTGGAAGGTTACAATTTCAGAGCATTTATCCGAAGTCTGGCGAAATTAACGCAAAAACAAATAACGTTTGTAACTTGATAAGTTGCACACAAATAAACAACCTTTATAGTTATATTTCATCGCTTAATTCAGATGACGAAATGGTATGGAGAGTTTATGGAAAAGACTGTGACTTTGCGAGTTATGGTAATATGAGTGACTATGTTTATAAAATCGGAACTGCAAATAATGTATCTAACTAAGCTAAAAAAGGCTTTAATTAAGCAGCAAAAAACCAAAACATGTACCACAACATTTGACGAAAGAGGTGATATACTATGCTTAGTCCTGAATATTTGCGCCGGATAACAGAGGGCAGTGAACAAATTGCCGAAGAACTGCATCAGTATATCATCTCTGAGATTGTGTCTCGAATGATGGCAAGAATCGGCAGAGGTGAGGATTATATTCTGACCAACGCCGATGCGTGGAGAATTAGAACACTACAAGAATCCGGTGAACTGCTAGAGGACATTCTGGCAGAATTATCCAGATACACCAAACGTGAACAGCAGGAACTTCTTGAAGCGTTTGAAGATGCCGGAATCACTGCTCTCGATTATGATGATAAGATATACAAGGCGGCAGGATTAAGCCCTGTACCGCTCGAGCAATCCCCGACCATGATAAGACTCATGGAACGGAATATGCTTGCGACTATGGGAGAGTGGAAGAACTTCACAAGGACAACTGCAAATGCGGCTCAGGCGTTGTATATCAACCAGTGTGACCTTGCATACAATCATGTGATGACTGGGGCAGTTGGATATACGCAAGCGATTAGAGAAGCAGTTAACAATGTTGTAAGCAATGGCGTTACAGTAACATATCCATCTGGCAGAAAAGATACAATTGAAACAGCAGTAGCACGTTCTGTCAGAACTGGTGTGGCTCAGGCTACTGGAGATATATCCCTCAAACGTATGGAAGAAATGAACTGGGATTTAGTTCTGGTCAGTGCTCACATGGGAGCCAGAACAGGTGACGGCGGCGAGAATCCCGGAAACCACTCATGGTGGCAAGGCAAGATATACTCTCGTTCTGGCAAGAGCAAGAAATTTCCGCCGTTCTCATTGACCGGATACGGAACAGCAAGCGGACTGTCAGGGGTCAACTGTCGGCATAGCTTTGGGGCAAGTGACGGGGAATTTAATCCTTATGCAGAACTATCGGCACAGGATAAAGCCAACAAGGGAAAACAGTACGAAAAAGAACAGCGACAGCGCACTTATGAGCGAAGAATCCGCAAAACAAAGCGTGAAGTCCTTGGAATGCAAGCGGCGGTTGATAACTGCAAGGACGAACAGGCAAAATTCGCATTACAACAAGACCTTGATCGGAAGTCTTATCTTTTGCATAAGCAAAATGCTGCATACAAGGCTTACTGCAAGCAGAACGACCTAAGAGAGCTGCAAGACCGACTTATGATAGCGAAGTGGAACCGACAGAATGCCGCAAAAACCAGAGGAGCGGCAAAGAGATATAAAACAGCAAAGGGGATTGACTGATGGATAGATGGGAATATTACAATCCGAATCCTGCTGGGAATCGAGTCGGAGATTGCGTTGTCCGGGCAATATGCAAAGCAACTGGCTTCGACTGGGAAACGGTATTCGCCGGATTAATGATACAGGCATGCGCTCTGTCAGATATGCCATCAGCTAATTACGTTTGGGGAGCGTACCTCTACAAACATGGGTACAGACGCAAACTGATTGAACAATCAGAACGATATATCTATACAGTCAACGACTTTTGCGCAGACCATCCGACAGGCACATACATTCTCTGCATAGATGGCCATGTGGTGACAGTACAAGATGGTAAATATTATGATACATGGGATTCCGGAAATGAAGTCCCGGTATACTACTGGGAAAAGGAGTAGCTAAATGAGCATATCAGAATTTGTACAGATTTTCCTTTCTATCTGCGGAGGGGTGTCTATTGTCGGAGGTGCGGCAGCCGTAATCTTTAAATGGATTACCCCGGCATTCCGACTTAATAAGCGAGTAGAGACACTGGAAGAACATGATAGACGAGATTATGAAAGTCTTCGGAGAATCGCAGAACGAGATTCATTAATTCTGGAAGTGTTGTCGACCATGCTGGATAGTCAGATTAGTGGGAATAATGTAGAAGAATTAAAAAAAACAAAACAGAAGCTTACAAATTATCTTGCACAGAATCAGCGTTAGCATTAGTAAGGGGTATGCTCATGAAATTATATGTGTTCACGAAGAAAGATATAGACAGATTCTTGATAGAGTGTAATTTCACGCCGGACGAAGAAAGGCTGTTCCGGCTGAGATGCAAGGAATATACGCTCGAATACTGCGCTGAGCAGATGAACGTGAGCATATCTACTGTAAAGAGATTAAGCCGTCGGGTAAACAATAAAATAATCAGAGTATGTTGATACGATAAAAGCCCCCGGGATTATTTCTCAGGGGCTTATTTTTATTCTGATTTTATCTGTTCTTCGTATTTTTTTATGAGCCATTCCGGGACCGGCTCGTCTCCGTCGTCACCTCTGTATTTGATCGGGTCAATATTGTTTGTGAGACACCATTCCCAGCTGTTATAATCGTCGCCGTCTTTTGACACGATGTAAAATATATCGTATTCGCTATCTACAAATGCCAACGTATCTGTTGCGTTCATTGTGTACAGCATGATATACATGTTTCTCCTGTATGCGTACGCCATTTCTAGCGGCGAATCTTCACCGCCCAGAAATTCCATGAACATTTCAACGTCGGAAGATTCTTTCGACAATTTGTTATAATAATCGTAGACTTTTTCATCCCATCCGTCCGGAAAAAGCTTACGATCTTTTATTTCCTCGTTATCTTCTTTAGCCATTTTGTAAATGGTTTCAAGTTTTACTCTCTTAATCATTTTACACGCCTCCTATTTCACTTCGCAATCTTCCAAGACAGCTCGCTCTAACAACTGTCTCACATAATCCGGACATTTGCTTTTTCCGGATTCCCAGTTTTCGAGCGTTCTAATCGGTATGTTGTACCTCCTTGAGAATTCTGCTCGGGATATCTTTAAGTGTTCGCGCATTTCCATAGTGGACATATTTTCTTTTTGCTTCAGATCATCTTCCATAGATCCTTTTGTTTTGTAAGACATGAATCCTACCGCGGATGGGAAAATACGGGCGTAAGTGGTTTTATTTTCGTCAATCCATTTAATACTCACATATACTTTTGCACATAAATATGGCCATTCCGGACTTAATATAGTACCGTCCGCATATACACAAACATCACATTCTTCAGCGATAGAATTATCATATATGATACGATCGACTTCTTCTTTAAAGAATTTTGCACGGCAATAGGCCACGATATCGTCTAACTGGTATCCGTCGCATTCAGGTATAAAACTTTTGATCTGTTTTCGCTTGATCTCCCATAGATTCGTGCTATAATCTTTATCCATTTTAACGAGGCTGTCGACAAACCCACCGACAGGAGAGGGATTTAAGATTTTGTAAGCTACATCAAGTTCGGCTTCAGATTTTCCGCAGCCTTTCTTGAAATCATGCATTAATTCATCCATCATGGATTCAAATTCAGATTGATTATATTTATACATACATTTCGCCCCCCTTTCTATCAATGTTCTTTGGCATATTTATGTATACGCTCATATAAATTCATTTCATTTCGGTTCGCCATTAATTCGCTTAAATCGTTTGAATCATAATTTGTAGAATATACGGCATAACTGCGATTTTCGATAAACCATGAAGCTTCTTTGATGTTGCTAAGAATCTCCATATCTTTAGCTCTTTTTTCTGCGCGAGCAGGTCTGTCTTCAGCTTCGTATTTTCTAACGAGAGCAGATAAATACGAAATCATGTTTTTTCTTATATCTTCAGCCCATGCAATCTGTTTTGGGCTTCCGACGAGTCCAACTAATTTTTGTTCCATTGTTTTCGCTTCCTCCCATGCTTTCTTAAGACCGGAGGATATAGTTAATGCTGACTTTTTAACCAGTTCCCATGCCCTTTTCATGATTTTTGATAAGTTGTATTTCTTCATTTCTGTTTCCTCCGTTCCTTTGATGATTATATAATACCACCAAATTGGTGGTATGTCAAGAAGAAACGCAATTAAATTAATGCTAGTGCACGAGTGCTCGACTTTAAATTACTCTTATCTGGGATATAGCCAGTACCGTTTCCTCTACTCATTCGCCTCTCCTTTTCCCAATGTTGCCATTAAGAGATTTGTAGCAAAGCCTTCTATTGCATCGATGTAATCGACATCTTCGTCTTCCCATTCACAGTTGGGATATCTTTCTCGGAATCTATCAACTATATTCAACACAGTTTTATACGCTGCTTGATCGGCTCCGTATTGGTCATCTAAATCTTTAAACAATGGATGGATCTTACCTTCTTGCAGAAGCGTGTCATACATGAATGTTACTTCTACAATGTCTGTTCTTCTAACAGATTCTTCCAATAATTGCAGAACATATTCCGGTGGAGTTCGAACTTCGGATTCCCACGATTCAAGCGTTCTAATCGGTATGTTGTACCTCCTTGAGAATTCTGCTCGAGATACTTTTAGTCGTTCACGCATTTCTGCTATGGTCATAGTTTCTATGTCTCCTTAATCTTCTGCTTTTACCAGAAAGGCTCTGTGCAACCTTCCTTCTCTGTCACAAGCCGAAAAACATGGCTTCTCGTTTCCGCTCAATACGTCGTTAATGATGTAATTCACTCCCCACGGAGTCGTTACCATCAACTCACCCATGTAGTTCTCATATAGTTCCCAACCTTCCGGAGCTTCCACCGTGATTTCATCCCAGCAGGTAGCTGTAGGGTTCGGGTTTCCATATGTGTATACGTTTCTTTTCTCTGCGGCTAATACGCCGTAATTACAATAAATTTTAATTTTCATTTTTTTCTCCTTTATTTATGATAAACTTCTTTTTTGATTCTCATTGCCATTGCATCGGCATTAATTTTAACTGAAGCATATAATGATTTGTAATAATCGAAACCGCTTTTTTTATTATCTTTTAAATGATAAATAATATCACCTGCATAAGAATCATTCATAATTGCATTAATCTTTTCAAATGCATCGCTAAATATTACTCTCTGATTCTCTGGCACCATACCTAAAACAATTGAAAACTCTTTATTCATTTTTCTCATAAGCTCTTTAGCCCATGTTATCTGCTTTTCTGTACCTTTCATTGTGCGTTTTGCCTCCTCCCATGCTTTTTTAAGACCGGAGGAAATTGTCATTGCAGATTTCTTAACCAGTTCCCATGCTCTTTTCATGATTTTTGATAAGTTGTATTTTTTCATTTTTAATATCCTCCGTTACTTTGATGATTATATAATACCACCAAATTGGTGGTATGTCAATACTTTTTCGATACTTTTTTGAACTTTTTAGATTGATACATCTATGCAAAAATATAATCAGAAAGGCGGTGCATAAGATGGCATTATATAACAATCCTTATCAATATAGTTTTGGCGTTCCGGGACAGATGAACCAGTTCCAGCAACAGCCTGTCCAGATGCCAACCCAACCAGTACAGCAACCACAACAGAATAACAATGGCATCCTGTGGGTATCTGGTGAAGTCGGTGCAAAATCCTATCTGGTAGCACCCGGAACAAGTGTTTTGCTGATGGACAGCGAAAGTGAAAAGTTCTACATAAAATCCACAGATGTATCCGGTATGCCACAGCCACTGCGGACATTTGAATACCACGAGATAGGCTCTCAGATGCCGCCTAAGCAGCCTGTTCAGAACATGGACAAATATGTTACTCGACAGGAATACGATGATTTAAAAGCCAAATGCGACGCTATAGCAAGTCGATTAAATTCTTTTTCTGAACCTGTTAGGGCTAATACCGTACAGGAATCAGCGACCAAGGGAGGAAATGCAGATGAGTAATCCATTATTTAACGCACTTGGCGGTGGGATGCCGCAGGGAAATGGACCAATGCAGATGATACAGCAGTTTATGCAGTTTAGGCAGAATTTTAAGGGGGACCCGAAAGCAGAAGTTGAGAAGATGCTACAGTCTGGACGGATTTCTCAGCAGCAACTTAATCAGGTCCAACAGATGGCAGGACAATTCCAACATATGTTGAAAAGAATGAAATAGTACATTGCAATCTGGCCAGATTGATGTAAATACAAAAAAGGAGTTTTTATTATGGATGGAAATTATAGTTTAGCAGATATTGCCGCTGCTACTGGAAATGGTAGAAATAATGACGGCATGTTTGGCGGAGATGGTAGCTGGTGGATTATTGTTTTATTCATTTTTGCTTTCTTCGGATGGGGAAACAACGGATGGGGCAATAACGGCAATGGCGGCGGATATGCAGCCACGGCAGCTACTCAGGCGGATATTCAGAGAGGATTTGACAATTCCGCAGTAATCAGCAAACTTGACGGAATCAATAGCGGCCTGTGTGATGGCTTCTATGCCATGAATAACGGTATGCTTACCGGATTTAATGGAATCAATACAAACATCATGCAGACTGGCTTTGGCATCCAGCAGGCTATTAACGCTGACACTGTAGCGAATATGCAGAATACCAATGCGCTCCAGGCACAGCTTGCAAATTGCTGCTGTGAAACAAGGGAAGCAATCCAGGGTGTAAACTACAATATGGCACAGAATACCTGTGCATTGCAGAATACCATGAACAGCAACACAAGAGACATTATTGACAGCCAGAACGCTGGAACAAGAGCCATTCTTGATTATCTTTGCAATGAAAAGATTTCTAACCTGCAGGCTGAAAACAATGATCTCAGACGTGCTGCTTCTCAGGATCGCCAGAGCGCACTTCTCACAACTGCAATGGCTTCACAGACACAGCAGCTCATTAATGCGATTAATCCGGCACCGATCCCGGCATATCAGGTTCCTAACCCGAACACATATTACGGATGCGGATGCAACACTGGATGCAATTGCTGATAACTTCATATCGAGAGTATCTTTCGATTGATTTCGGATGTCGGCTTATGCCGTATTACACATAGGGGCAGGCTAGAACCTGTCCTTTTGTGATATGAAAGGAGTATTTTTATGGCAGAATTTACAAATGTAGCTGCTCAGACCGTAGCAGCAAAAGGGAATGTAGTGTTTTTAAACACAGCAGTTAAAGGCTCTAACTGCATTCAGCACAGAGAGGGGAGCGGAATTATCACTCTGAGAGGACTGACTAACCAGTGCAAGGCTAGATTTTTCGTGGACTTCTCTGGCAATATCGCGATTCCAGCAGGTGGTACAGTTGAAGCTATCTCTTTGGCAATTGCAATCTCTGGAGAACCAGTATTATCTTCTCAGATGATTTCCACACCGGCAGCAGTAGACCAGTATAATAATGTATCTTCCGGAATTTACGTGGATGTACCACGCGGATGTTGCGTTAATATTGCAGTAGAGAACACCAGTGATCAGGCTATTTCTGTTGCGAACGCAAACATTGTTGTAACAAGAGAAGCGTAGGAGGTGTGATTATGAGAGACATTAAAGACTTATGCGCAAGAATCGAAGATGAACTTTCCAAAATCGCTGATAATGGGCTGACTACCGGAAATCTGGAAATGACATACAAACTGATTGATATGTATAAAGATGTCAAGAATACGCAGTACTGGGATAAAAAAGTGGAGTATTACAACACTGTCCTTGATGAGATGCGTGGCGGATACAATGACGATTACAGTGAACGTGGAAGAAAGCGCGACAGTATGGGGAGATACAGTTCAAATGACGGCAGAATGATGCCAGATTACGACAGAGGCAGTTCTTATGCTAGACGTGGTGAACATTATGTCAGAGGGCATTATAGCCGTTCTGACGGACGAGATGCTTATGACGACTACATGACGCAGAAACAGAGCTATCGTTCCGGCAAATCTGAGGACTGCAAAAGAAAGATGCTTGCCGCTCTGGAAGAACATCTGGACGAGCTCACAACAGAAATGAGCGATATGTCCAAGGATGCAGAGTGCCGGGAGGAACGTGATCTTGTCAAGAGATACGTAGAAAAACTTCGTGATATGCTCTAAAAACGCAAAAGTGGTAGAGAGGTAGTTAAAAGAAATCTGTTATAATGTAATTGTGCAGCAGGAAGCACAAGTAAAACGGTTGTTTTTGACATTTTCGTTTTAATCCTCCTTTCTTTAATTTTTGTAGCTGGTGCGCACGCTTTAATGGAAAGTTAAACAGGTTCGAATCCTGCCGTGCGTATTTACCATCTGGCACGCAAGATGGCACACCTCCTTGATTAAGGTTTTTGTTATTCATACTTTTCTTTTAAAAAAAAGAAATAAATATCCGAGACAACTCGTGGTAGGCATAACACGTTAAATACCTTGCTAACCCGGGAATCCGAGTTATGTGGAATGTACGTTAATGGTAGACTGACAGGGTCGCGCCCTGGGTTCCGGTTCGATTCCGGGCGTTCCGCTTATTTGCTCAGAATTATGCTGTCTGTTTGCAGGCGGTCTATGGTTCGGGTAAATTATCCCATGGGTAAAGGTTAACACTTATCCTGTTAACTGCTGGACAGTTCGAAAAGTGCAGTGAAATATAGCGCAGTTGGTAGAGCAACATCCGCATAGGGTGCGTGTCGGCGGTTCGATTCCGCCTATTTCATTACCCTGCCAGTGGTCTAACTGGCTTAATCCAATACCTGCGGCGGCAGGTCAATAAACACGACCAGGAGGATGTTATGCAGAAACTTATTGACACACTTAAATCATTTGGAATTGAAATCCCGGAAGATAAGCAGGCAGATGTGAAGAAAGCACTATCTGAGCATTATAAGAACGCAAAAGAAGTAGCGAAAACTCTGTCGAAAGTCGAGGGTGAACGTGATGACTGGAAAGAACGTGCTGAGACGGCAGAAGAAACTTTAAAAGGGTTTGACGGTATCGATCCGGCGAACATTCAGACAGAGCTTGCTGAATGGAAGAAAAAAGCCGAGGATGCAGAAAAAGAGTTTAATGCAAAAATCTACGACCGTGATTTTTCAGATGCACTCAAAGCGGCACTCGATGATGTTAAATTTTCAAGTGAAGCGGCAAAGAAGTCTGTTATGGCAGACATTAAAGAAGCAGGCCTCAAACTGAAAGACGGCAAAATTCTCGGACTGAATGACCTGATTGAACAGATGAAGCAGTCTGACGCATCCGCTTTTGTAGATGAATCTCAGCAGCAAGCTCAGCAGAATCAGGCAAGATTTACCACTCATGTTAGACAGCAGCAGACACCGGGAAGCATGACAAAGAAAGATATCGAAGCAATTAAAGACCCGTCCGAAAGACAGGCTGCAATTGCCCAGAATATCCAGTTATTCCAGTGATTTTTTTTTACACCGACTATACATCAGAGTATAGCCGCTAACCCAATACCTTAACAATTATGGGTAGAAAGGATTTTTTTATGGCAGCAAAAGCTAATCTTATTATGACAAATGATATTCAGGTAACGGCACGTGAGATTGACTTCGTTACCAGATTCGAAAGAAACTGGGAACACTTACGTGATATTCTGGGTATTATGAGGCCTATCAAAAAACAGCCAGGTGCTGTACTCAAGTCCAAGTACGCAGAGGGTACTTTACAGAGTGGGAAGGTGGCAGAGGGTGAGGAAATCCCTTACAGCAAGTTTACTGTAAAAGAAAAGACCTATGCGGAAATGACTATTGAAAAGTACGCAAAGGCTGTATCTATCGAAGCAATCAAGGATCACGGTTATGAGAACGCTGTTCAGATGACTGATGATGAATTCCTTTTCCAGCTTCAGACTGACGTTACCGGCAGATTCTATGATTATCTGAAAACCGGTACGCTTACTTCCACAGAAACAACATTCCAGATGGCCTTGGCAATGGCTAAAGGTCGTGTAGAAAACAAATTCAAACAGATGCACAGAAATGTGACTGGCGCCGTTGGATTTGTGAACATTCTGGACGTATATGAATACCTCGGAGCAGCTGAGATCACTATTCAGAACCAGTTCGGATTTCAGTACATGAAAGACTTTATGGGATTCAATACAATCTTCCTGTTATCTGACAGCGAGATTCCAAGAGGACAGGTTATTGCGACACCTGTTGAGAACATCGTTCTGTATTATGTTGATCCGAATGAATCTGACTTTGCAAGAGCAGGTCTTGTATACACTGTATCTGGCGAGACAAACCTGATCGGATTCCACACTCAGGGCAACTACCACACAGCGGTGTCCGAAGCGTTTGCGGTCATGGGTCTTACTCTTTTTGCAGAATACATTGACGCAATCGCAGTAATCACCATTGACGAAACACCAACGCTTGGCACTCTGACAGTAAATTCCGTGGCTGGAACAGCAAGTGGCAACACAAAAATCACTGTAAATCCGGCTAAGGAAAATGCCAACAACGTATATAAATACAAAGTTGCAGCAGAAGCAGTAACTGTCGGATATGGACAGAATCTCAGAAACTGGACTACATGGGACGGAAAAGCTGACATTAAGGCAGCAACCGGACAGAAGATTACAGTGGTTGAGTGCGATGGAACATACAAAGCACTGAATGCCGGAAGTGCAAGCGTAACAGCAAAATCATAAACGTAGGAGGTAACTGGCATGGCTTATGCAGATTATGATTTTTATACAACTTCATATTTCGGTTCGGTCGTGCCAGAAACCGACTTTCCACGTCTATCAGAAAGAGCCAGTGATTTTGTGGACATAATGACGTTTGACAGGTTGGTGGATGGACTGCCGGAAAATGAACGCTCTCAGAAGCGTATCAAAAAGGCGGTCTGTTCATTGGCTGAATTAATGTATCAGATTGAGCTTGCTGAAAAGAATGCTATCAATCAGGCATCGGCAAATGTAACCGACATAAATGTCGGGAACATCTCAACAGGCATTGTAACATCTGTATCATCTGGCAGTGAATCCATTTCCTACGCCACGCCTCAGCAGATTGGAGCGAGTGCAAAGGAATGGAGTGCAGTATACAGTGTTGCTGGAGATGTGCAGAAAACAAATGATTTACTTCTTAAGACAGCTTTACCGCTGTTGATGGGAGTGAGGACGGATGATGGGATACCGATTCTATATGCGGGGGTGTGAATATGAAATGCAGACAATGCGGGAAAGAACTTAAACCACATTGGAGTACAGATATTTGTCTTGAGTGCTCAAGAGAAAATATGAAAAAGATATTTAGAGAAAACCCCGAAGTGAAACAGGCATTCCGTGAAACTATTGAAGAACTTAAAAAGCCTGAAAACATTGCGAAAATGGCTAAAAATACTGCCGGTTTTATGAGTGCTATTCAGGCATTAAGGAGTGATAAATAATGGACATTTCAACATTAGGCTCATGCGTAGCAATCGTTATGATCTGCTACATCGTAGGAATGGGCTGTAAAGCATCAGAAAGAATCTCTGATGAATGGATTCCAGTAACCATGGCAATTACTGGCGGAATTCTTGGAGCGGTCGGAATGGGAATTATCCCGGATTTCCCGGCAACGGATTATATCACGGCAGTTGCAGTCGGTATGTTTAATGGATTGTCAGCCACTGGCGTGAATCAGGTTATTAAGCAGACAGTGCAGAAAGAATAATTAAGGAGAGGGTATCATGTATTCATCTAAAATTACACTTTTTAATTACTACGAAAGTGCCACGACTGGAGATGCGTACTGGTACCCTCACGTTTTATCCGGTGTCGACCTTATTACGGACAAGGGGGCAATCCTTAAGAAGTACGGGCCAGACGCAACAGACAACGCACAGTTACATGTTCGATACACTGTCCAGAATGGCGATATAACCATCGCTGATAAAGACGGCAAGATTCTTCCATGGGTACCACCTAAAGAGTGGAAGCAGCAGATTAACAACGCTCTGGAAGATACTATCACATTCTCAGACGAGTCGTTCTTCTGGGAGGGCGAGTGGACTGGTGGAACGATAACTGACAGTGATTATCGGAGCGGATTCTATCAGTACATGAATAAGAATAAGGATAACGTGTTCAAGATTACCAGTGTTGGTGGTCCGTATACACTAATTCCACACTTTGAGATTTTGGGTAAATAATATGAGCAGAATTCATCATTTCAAAGGATTCTCCGTAGTTGACGGAGATATGAAAATCAAACTGAATATGGACAGGTTCTCCAGACAGTATCAAGAAGCTCAGTATCTCCTTGATGGGATGGTCATGGACAGTATGATTCCGTTTATGCCGATGATTTCAGGAGACTTTATCAATAAGACAAGGGCAAGAAGTTCCTCTATGCAAGGCACAGGCTTTGTTTGTGCGGCGGCAGAACCTTATGGCAGATTTCTTTACATGGGAAAAACGATGGTGGACGAGCTGACTGGAAGCCCTTACGCTCGGCAGTATGCGAAGAAAGTCCTTGTCAGTCAGTTTTCTGGTCAGACAGCCGCAAAGGAAAATCTTGAATACACCAAACAGGCTCATCCACGGGCACAAGCCCATTGGTTTGATGCCGCAAAACGACAATACGGCAGTACGTGGATTCGCAAAGTAAAAGCACAAGCAGGAGGTAGACGACATGGCAGATAAGCCAATTGGCAAAGACGCAACCGGATATGAGATTCTGACAGATGCCATGAAAGCACTTCTGAACCAGTATCCGGGACTGTACGAAAATGAAACAATCAAATTTGAGGAACTTGGCAAAGAATCGGGGATTGCGTTCTCGGCAGACAACGGTGCTTTGGTTTACTCAGAAAAAGAAGACGTCTGTGGCGTGATGCATCAAGTATGCCAGTATCCATTTTATGTGGTATACCGAACAGCATCCGACAAGGAGAGACAGAAGTTATCTGTTCAGAAGTTTCTTGACAATCTCGGCAAATGGATGTGTCGGGAACCAGTTATTATAAACGGCTCTGAGACACGTTTAAATGCGTTTCCAGAGCTTTCACAGGGACGAGTGATAAAACGTATCACACGTGATAATTCATACGGATTAGAGCCGCAGGAGAACGGCGTGCAGGACTGGTTATTACCATTATCGGTACGCTATGAAAACACTTACGAAGTAATATAGCAAACAGCAACCGGCTATCAATAGAAGATAGTCGCTAACCTACACAGCCTTTTAAAAGTTATAGGCAGAAAGGACATTTCTATGGCAGTTACAGGCAAGATTGACCGTAAATACATGGCTCATTATATTGATGCAGGTTCTCTTTGTGGAGGACTGACATCAAAATATGAGCGTCTTGGAAAAGACCTGGAAGAGTACAATGTCGAACTCAATCCAGACACTGAAACATCTAAGAACATTCTCGGAGAATCCACATTCAAACACAACGGCTACGAAGTTTCTTCTGACGCTGATCCGTTCTATGCAGACACTACTTCTGACCTGTTCACAGCATTACAGAAGATTGTAGATGGACGTCTCAAAGACGACAACCTCAAAACAAAAGCAGTTGAGGTTCATCTTTGGACAGAAGCCACAGCAGGAAAATATGAAGCATATCAGCAGGACTGCTACGTTGTGCCGACCTCCTACGGCGGTAATACATCCGGCTATCAGATTCCATTTACCGTCAATTATACCGGTGAACGAGTAAAAGGAAAATTTGATATCAGTTCCGGTACATTTACAGCTGACAGCGAATAATTTTTAGGAGGGCGTAGAAAATGGCAAAAACAATTAACACAAACATTGATGATGGAATCCTTAATTTCACATTCACGAATAACGAAGACGAAGTTTTTTCTTCTTTCAAGCTTAATCCAACCGATATCAATGTCGCAGCACGTGCGGAAGAAGTAATAGAATACTTTAAACAGTTCGAAGATTCTATTCAGAAAGCCACATCAGGTAAAGAAATGGCTGAACTGAATAAACAGATTGAAGATAAAATCAACTATCTGCTCGGATATGAAGCATCAAAAGACCTGTTTAAAGAGCCAATCACAGCAACTACTGTATTTGGAAATGGTCAGGTTTTCGTTTACATTGTTCTGGATAAAATTGTAGAAGCAATTGCACCGGTAATTGAAAAGAGAAAGAAGAAAATGCAGGCAGCAGCTAATAAGTACACGGAGAAGTATATAAAATGACCGCCTATGAGTTACCCACCTCACTAAATATCAGTGGGGTGGATTTTTCTATCAGGACAGATTTTCGAGTAATTATTGATATTCTGGTTGCCATGAACGACCCAGAATTAGACGAACAAGCAAAAGCAGTAGTTATGTTACAGATTCTATTTGAGGACTGGCAAAGTATACCCCCAGAACATCTTACAGAAGCTTGCCAGAAAGCCTGCGAGTTTATCGACTGCGGTCAAATTGATGATAGTCCGAATAAGCCAAAACCCCGCTTGATGGACTGGGAACAGGACGGAGATATGATTGTACCAGCAGTAAACAAGGTTGCCGGAAAAGAAATCAGAGCAGTGCCTTATATGCACTGGTGGACGTTTTTCGGATATTTCATGGAATCCGGCGAATGCTTGTTTAATACGGTCGTTGGAATCCGTTCAAAAAAAACAAAGGGTGAAAAACTAGATAAGTGGGAAAAGAAATTCTATCAGGAAAATAAAAACATCATTGATATAAAAACACGTCTCAGCGATGAAGAGCAAGCGTACAAGGATGCGCTGAATGAGATGTTGAACCTCAAATAGTTAGGAGGTGGACACATGGCTGCTGATGGCTCAGTCATTATTGATACCAGAATGGACACATCAGGTGTGCAAAACGGCGTATCAGCAATCAGACAGTCTTTTAACGGACTTGGCAGCGTAGTAAAAAAAATAGGCATACTGATTGGCGGAGCATTCGCAATTGGGAAACTGGCCCAGCTTGGGAAAGAATGCCTGGAACTCGGCTCTAACCTGGCAGAAGTTCAAAACGTGGTCGATGTTACATTTACCACCATGTCCGACAAAGTAAATGAATTTGCAAAGAACGCCATGACTTCTGCCGGACTGTCAGAAACCATGGCAAAACAGTATGTCGGTACGTTCGGAGCAATGTCTAAGTCATTCGGTTTCTCTGAAGCACAGGCTTATGATATGTCAACGGCTCTGACGCAGCTGACTGGTGATGTAGCATCATTTTATAATATCAGTCAGGACTTAGCTTACATCAAGCTGAAATCCGTATTTACTGGTGAAACGGAAACACTCAAGGATCTTGGCGTGGTAATGAGCCAGTCGGCACTCGACCAGTACGCACTGGCTAATGGCTACGGAAAAACCACATCTGAAATGACTGAACAGGAGAAAGTTGCCCTTCGTCTGGCTTTTGTGCAGAAACAGTTATCTGCGGCATCCGGAGACTTCATCCGTACTTCTGACAGCTGGGCAAACCAGGTACGAGTGATGCAGTTACAGTTGCAGTCTCTCAAGGCAACAGTCGGACAGGGATTAATCAACCTCTTTACTCCTGTTCTGAAAGTTATCAATATCTTACTCGGTAAGTTAGCAACTCTGGCAAATGCCTTCAAGTCATTTACGGAGTTAATCACCGGAAAGAAATCATCTGGCCAAACAGGTGCGAGTGGTGCAGGTCTTGCCGGGACAGATGCAATAGCTGATACGGCAGATCAATATGGAAATGCTGCCGACAATGCCGAAAAGCTGGCGGATGCAACAAATGATACAGCGGACGCAACCAAGAAAGCTACTAAGGCGGCAAAAGGATACCTTAGTCCCCTTGACGAAATAAATAATTACTCAACGGATAAAAGTGCAGATTCATCGTCAAAAGTACCGGGCGCAACCGGTGGACTTGCAGACCAGATGAAAAATGCTGTGCAAAATGTTGATTATGGAAAGGTTGCAGAAGGCGAGACAGTTCTTGATAAAATTAGTGATTCGGCAAAGAAACTTGCAAATTTGTTCAAAAAACTTTGGAAGCCTTTTCAGGACGCATGGAAAAAAGAGGGCAAGAACACCATTAACGCAGCAAACATTGCTTTGTCGGGAATTGCGAAGCTTGCCAAGAGTGTAGGCAGGAGCCTCATGGAAGTCTGGACAAACGGTACAGGTACGACAATGCTTGCAACCATGCTAAGGATTGCTCAGAACGTGCTTAAAACTATTGGGAATATTGCATCCGGTTTTGCCGATGCGTGGAATAAGAACAATGTCGGAACGCAGATTATACAGAACATCGCAGATGCTCTTGTGGTGGTTATGCAGTTCATTGAGAGAATTGCCGCAGATACGGCAACGTGGGCGGCAAACTTAGATTTCTATCCGCTGTTAGAATCTATCAGTAATCTGACAAGTGCATTTGCACCAATTCTGGAATCCATTGGAAATGTTCTTGAATGGATTTACAATAACATCGTTCTTCCGATGCTGAAATGGGTTATTGAGGTAGGACTTCCGACAGTGATTAATTTAGTCGCAAAAGTAGCAACTTTTCTTGCTGATCATCAGTCGATTGTTGAAGCGTTCGGCGCAGCCCTAATCGGAGCGTTCGCGGCAGCAAAGATTGCAGAATTAGCATCGGGAGTTATTAAAAGTGCATCTGGAATAGCTACAGCTGTAAAAGGACTTATCGCGTTAATGACTGGCACTGGCGGGATCATGGGTGGAATCAAGGCCATTGCGACAGCAATCGGTACTGGCGGGATTTTCGCGATCGCAGTCGGTGCTGCTATAGCAATCGGAGTTTTGCTGTACAAAAACTGGGATGAAATATGCGCGGCAGCAACAAAATTAAAAGACTGGGTTGTTGAAAAGACTCGTGAATTGTCAGAATCAGCAACACGTACATTAAGCAATTTGAAAGAAAAGATAGCTAATGTTTGGAATATTATTAAAACATCAACATCTACTACTTGGAACGCAATCAAAAAGACACTTTCTGGCCTTTGGAACTCTCTTAAATCCACGGCCAGCACAGTATTTAATGCAATTAAAACCAAAGTTACTGGCGTTTGGGATAAAATAAAAGACAAGACATCTCGAACATGGGAAAGTGTTACTACTTTTATATCTACTAAGGTCGAAGCGATAAAAACCGCTATTACTGATAAGTTTAATGCCGCCAGAGATGCAGTCAAATCTGCATTTGAAGGCATTGTGAATTTTATTAAAGCTCCGATTAATCAGGCAATCAGCATTGTTAATAATGCAGTTGGGATGATTAATAATGCAATTGGTGGAATTGAATCTGCATTTTCCTTTGGGCCATGGACTGTTCCAACACCGTTTGGCTCAAAGACTATTGGATTTCATGCAACATTTCCACGCATCGGAACTATCCCATATCTGGCCAGTGGTGCAGTTATTCCACCAAGGTCAGAATTCCTCGCAGTACTAGGTGATCAGAAAAAAGGCAATAACCTGGAAGCGCCGGAGAGCCTGTTGCGCCAGATCGTCCGGGAAGAATCAGGGAAAGGACAGGGAGACGGAAACACCTACAATGTTACAGTCAATGCATCTGGCAGAAAATTGTTAGATATTATTATCAGTGAAGCTGAAATGAGAAGAAATCGAAACGGGAAGAACCCATTTGAGTTAGCATAAGGAGGAGAATATGGCGCAGGAACAATTCAAAATAGACAACGTTGTTATAAGAGCACCGGATAGTTACAAACCGGTGTTCGCAACCACTTCTACGGAAGACTCTAAAAGAAGTCAGGATTTGATTATGCACAATACACCAATGGGAACAATTGGCGGATACGATATGCAATGGGGCGAGCTTACGTGGGATGAAATAGCAACCATACTAAATACTGTACTTAATAAAAGTCAATTCACATTTCACCATAAAGACCCCACTGTTCCGGGAAGATGGATAGACAGAACATTTTATGCATCAAACTTCAATATGGCTGCGCAAACTCTGAAAGACGGGGAAGAAAAGTGGACGGATTTGTCTATCAATGTAAGGAGGATTGAGCCGATTTGATAAATGTATCTACTCAGTTGAAGAAAGAATCTATTACAAATAGAAATTATTACGTGACAGCAAATGTTACATTGTCAAATGGCGCAACTCTTAAGCTAGGCAAAAAAGACTTTTACCTGTCCGGAAACAGTCTTGTGGATTCAGCAGACTCTGGGGACTTCCCGGTGGGTGTAGCAATCGAAAAAACAGCAAGTTTATCATTAGTAAACGATGATGGCCGCTTTGACGGATATAATTTTAATGCTGCAAGGTTTGTTATCTTTCTCAATGTGCAGTTATCCGACAGGATTGAAACTATAAAAAGAGGTACTTACATTGTATCGAAAAAACCTGCGACAGCGAGCGAAATAAGTCTTTCTCTCTTAGATAAAATGCACAACGCTGATAAGACATATGATTCTAATCTGTCTTTTCCCTGTACAGCCAAGGAACTGCTCTCAGAATGCTGTCAGCAATGCGGAATCACTCTTGGAGATGCAATGTTTCCAAATGCGGACTTTCAGATTCAGAAAGCGCCATCTAATGCGACATACCGTACAGTAATCGGAATGTGTGCTGGGATAGCCGGTGGAAATGCAAGAATCGACGAAAATGACTTACTCAGGATTATTACGTTTGATAAGACATTTACCAATACGGCTATTTACGATGGTGGAGCAGTAAAAAATTGGACAAATGGTGATGATCTGGATGGTGGCACGCTTAATCCGTGGATAACAGGGACTGTGATTGATGGTGGTACGTTAAGCAATAACGATTATCACGCGTTATTTTCAATTCAGAATCTACAATATGACGTAGACGATGTTGTTGTAACAGGCGTCAAAAACGTAGAAGATGAGACTGAATATATGTCGGGTCAGGACGGCTATGTAATTACTATTGATAATCAGCTATTGTCAGGAAATGCACAGGCAGGCGTTGAAGCAATTGGAAATCAATTAATCGGTTTGCGAATGCGTCCTTTTTCATGTGACGGAATCGCCAACGGATACGCCACTTTCGGCGATCCAGTCGAATTTATCGACACTAAAAATCGTGTTTTTAGATCATTCGCAACTAATGTAGAATTTGTGTTTGGTGGTTCAACATCATGGAGCTGTAGTGCAAAGAGCGCCGAAGAAGATGTAAGTGAGTTCATTGGTGAGCAGCAGGCAGCGGTAGAGCAAGCAAAAAAAGACACAGAGAAAAAGCTATCTGCATATGACGTAAAGCTCAAACAAATGAATGAGCTTGCAGCGAACACCCTTGGATTCTACTATACAGAAGAAGTTCAGGCAGACGGCTCGACGGTATCATATCGTCACGACAAGCCTACACTTGCTGATTCTAAAGTAATTTATAAGACAGGTGTCGATGGATTCTTTTTGTCAGTAGATGGAGGTCAGACTTGGAAAGCAGGCTTTGACAGTAATGGGGATGCTGTTCTGAACATCCTGTATGCTATTGGGATCCAATCAGAATGGATTAACACAAGAGGTTTCACAGCGAAAGATAATAACGGGAATGTTACATTAAGAATAGACGCTGATACAGGCGCTGTCACATTAGAGGTTGAAAACTTTACGCTAAAAAGCAGAACTATTGAGCAGATCGCCAAGGACGTTGTGGATGGGGCAGTTCGTAATGTGACTATCCCAAACTATTATGGCACGTATGTGCCAACATTGCAGAACTATCCGGCATCTGAGTGGAAAAGGGAAGAATATGAAAAGCATGACGGCTCGATTTTCATGAACTTCTCTACAAGCCAGGTATATATGTTTTCTGGGACTGATGGCGCTTGGCAGGAACTGGATGCTAAAAAAATTGTCAATTTTGAAAGAGTTTTTAACGCTTTAACGGATAACGGTAAGCAAGAGGGAATTTATATGCAGAACGGGCATCTGTACATAAATGCTTCCTATATTAAGTCTGGCCAGATTTCAGCCGATTTGATTAGCTTGAAAAACATCAACGTTACAAACAGTTCTGGGGTATCAACATTTGCGATTGATAACTACGGAAATGTTACGCTCAGACCTAATACATTCGTGTTAGCAAACGGCGACACAATATATAGTGTTGCGGAAGATAAAGCTTCGACAGCGTTATCGAATGCGAATCGCTATACAGACAATGCACTTAGTGATCTCGACATAGGGAAAATGTCAAAACAAGAGATTATTGATGTGTTAAGCGATAACAGCAGTAATAAAGGTCTGTATCTATCGAATGGTAATGTGTACATGAATGCCGATTATATTAACACAGGTGAATTAGCAGGATGGAAAGTTGGAATTAAAAAGCTTTCAGCAAATGGCACGTATGGAGAAGTAACGCTAGATGCTTCAACTGGAGAGATCTATTCAGAGACGAATACAGGAATATATGTACCGGGGTACGGGACATTGTATGGAACGCGTATTAGAGGAATCAATCTTTATACAGGAACCGTACATGCAAGTTCAGCCTCGGTTAATACCAGTGTTTCGGCGGACAGCGTTTCAGCATCAAAAAAAGTTACAGCAGGTACACATATAGAAGCCAGTGGCCATTTCTATAGCATCGGAACGGGAACAGACCTTGCAGATTTAAGTGTCCGAGGAACAAAGAAAAGAATCCTTCCAACAAAAAACTATGGTACGCAGGCATTTTATTGTTATGAAATGGCGTCCCCCATGTTCGGAGACATCGGAGAAGCATCCGTATCGGAAGACGGCACATGCCTGATAGACATAGATGATATATTCCAAGAATCTACCAATGTAAGGATTGAATATTATGTGTTTTTACAAAAGGAAGGAGATGGAGATTGTTGGGTAGATAAAAAAGAGCAGACATATTTCACTGTAAAAGGTACTCCGGGGCTTAAATTTGCATTTGAAATCAAAGCGCGGCAGGCTGACTATGAACACATGCGTTTTGCTGACGCAAGCGAAACAGCCTACGACAGGGCAATAGACACAGACATGCCAGAACCAGACTACAGTGAAAGCCTTGAAGTATCAGAACCAGATTATGAAAAAGAACTTCTTAATAACAGGAAAAAAATTATTGACGAAATGGGGAAAATATCATGAAAAAAATTTTAACAAGTTTTATGAATCTTAGTACTGGAGAGGGAAGCCGCATTGCTTACACCTATTCAGAAGTAGACGAAAACACAGGAAGTATCATCAGCCAGAACAATAAAGGCAATTTCCTTGTAATGGATGACGATGTACAGAAAAATCTTGATTCTGTAAAGAATTACATAAGGAATAATTTCCTTTTATAAGGAGGTAAGTCTAATATGGCCAATACATACACAATACAATTCCGGCGCGGTATGTACTCCGATTTTGATACGTCGAAAATTCGTCCCGGAGAGCCCGTTGCGATTCTTGGCAATGACCCGTCCGTTCCATCTGGTAAAGCTTTGTATATTGCGTTTGCAGCTAATGATGTAAGGCGTTTGTGTTCCATTGAGGATATTTCAGAGATGGTGAATGCCGGAGAATTTGTTGGTCCACAAGGACCCAAAGGTGAAAAAGGAGAGCGAGGAGAAAAAGGCGCAGAGGGTCCTACTGGTCCACAGGGTCCAAAAGGTGAAAAAGGAGATAAAGGTGACCCGGGAGAAAAGGGCGTGGATGGCACCGTAGCATTTGAATCGCTGACACCTGAGCAGAAAGAATCGCTAAGGGGCATCTCTATCACGGCGGTTAGTATCGACACAAATGGAAATTTGACAATAACATTTTCAGATGGCGATAGTGAAAATGTTGGAAATATTATAGGGCCTCAAGGGCCGCAGGGTCCAAAAGGTGATAAAGGAGATGTCGGACCAGTGGGTCCGCAGGGTCCACGAGGAGAAAAAGGTGAGCAAGGAAATGATGGAACATCTCTTAATATCCTTGGCACAAAAGAATCTGAGGCAGACCTCCCCCTGAGTGCAGAGAAGAACGACGCGTATTTAATAAATGGAGAAATGTGGGTTTTTGACGGCACGAATTGGAACAATGCTGGCAAGATTCAAGGGCCGCAAGGTCCACAGGGACCAGTTGGTCCGCAAGGGCCAAAGGGTGACCAAGGGCCGCAGGGCATAAAAGGAGACCCAGGAGAAAAAGGAGAGCAAGGAGCGCAGGGTCTAAAAGGCGATACTGGGCCGCAAGGTGAACAAGGCCCAGTTGGCCCAAAAGGTGAGCAGGGAGATACTGGCGCGCGAGGAATCACATTTACTCCTGTTGTAGACAGCAAAGGAAATATAAGCTGGAGTAATGACGGAGGACTTGAAAACCCCCAGACAGTAAATATTACCGGGCCGAAAGGTGATACAGGCGCAAAAGGAGATGTTGGACCACAAGGAGAAAAGGGAGAGACTGGAGATGCCGGGCCTAAAGGAGACAAGGGCACTACATTCGTGCCAGACGTAGACACCGACGGAAATTTGAGCTGGAGTAATGCTGATGGAGTTGCCAATCCTGAAACAGTAAACATCAAAGGTCCTAAGGGAGACAAAGGAAGTGATGCGACTGTCCCGATTGCTACAACCGAAACTCTTGGTAAGGTCAAACCTGATGGCAAGACAACATTCATAGATGCAGACGGAACACTCCACGCAAAAGGCGGTGGCACAACCGTCACTCCCAAACCCGTAAACAATCCAAGTATTGAGAACGCAAACGCATCTGTCACGATCAAGTGGCAAGACCCTGAAAACACAGTAATCAATGGTTCAACATTCTCTACATGGGCTGGTACAAAACTTGTAATGAAAAAAACAGGTTATCCTGCAAACCCAGATGACGGAACGCTTGTGGTTGATAATACAGTTCGTGACAAATACAAAACCGCAGGATATACAGTCACAGGGCTGACAAATGGCAAGAAATATTACTTCGCACTGTTCCCATATTCTACCGATGGCGTATACAACTACGATGCAGGAAACAGACTCCTCGGAGAGCCAGAGGATTTAAAGATTGTCGCATTTGCTGATGGAACAGATGCGGAAATTGAAAAGATGATTGAAGCACATTACGCAGGTAAAATCAACATTGGTGATTATTGGGCGGTTGGTGACAAGAGAACAATCCATCACAACGCAATGGCTGCAACGGGCGTAAGTGAGTCGCACAAAGCGAATGATTACATTTATGTAATTATCGGAATCGAACATGATGATTTAGTGACTGCTATCAATGGCAAGACCAAAGCTGCTATTACAATTCAGACAGAACGTATGCTGTATTTAGACACTACGACAGAATATAATAGTTCTTATGATACATCACATGAATGTGGTTATATGAACAGTTCAAACACGAATAGCGGTGGTTGGGGGTACTGCGATAGGCATACATGGTGCAATAATGTGTACAAGAAATGTTTACCTACTTATATTCAGAATATGATGAAACAAGTTAGAAAACTGACTTCGGAAGGTAGCCAAAGTAACACAATTAAAACATCTAACGACTATGCGTTTTTACCTTCTGAAATTGAGATTTTTGGCAGTACAACGCATTCTTTTGCAGGAGAAGGAAAACAGTATCAATATTTCAAGAATGCGACTGCAAACAGATATAAGAAACCACGTTATAGTAGTACCTATGTATCTGGCCAGTATTGGACACGTTCGCCTTACTCTAGCGGCAGCGATTCCTTCTGTGGTGTGGGCAGAGGCGGGAGTGCGAACGCCGACAGTGCCAGTAACACTGGTGGCATTGTCCCCTGCTTATGTATCTAAAATCCTAGCAAATCCCATCTACCGCCGTAAGACAGTTAAAAGGATTTGCGGTACTATTTTTAATCAAAGGAGATGATAATTGTGGATAAAAAAGAAATTGTGAACATTTACAAAGCCATTAATCGAGTTTCAAACAGGCTGAATGAGATGTCTGAGAAGTTAGATGTTGTGATGCAAATGCTTAATGCGGAATCTAATCGTAAAATTCTGATTAATGGTGATGGTATTGACGGTCTGGCCGAACTTGTATCAACGCATGATTCAGCCTTGGACGAACTGGCTACATTAGTTTCGACAATCGGAGGTGAAAATAATGGTTAAATTTTACAAAGAAAGAGTTATTAATGGATTAAAAAAATGGACAGATGTTCCTGAGTTGTGGAATAAGAAGGTAATTGAAAGACTTCAAAAGGATGGCTATGTACTGAATGAGGATGGGACGGTAGAAAGAGCAAGCTTACTACAGTAAACGTAATATATGTGAAAGAAAAATTTGAGAGGATTTTCGCATGACAAATAATCAAAAAGCAGTTCTCAGAAAGATTATTTACGCAGTCGAAACCGGCGGACAGGTTTATGGACAGCAGGATTATTCGGACTTCACAGAAGCCTACACCAATTCTTCTGAAGAACACGCAATCACGATCGGGGCAGGAGCATGGTATGCAACCGAAGCCAAAACGCTTCTGGAACGAATTTACAATGCCGACCCGGAACAGTGGGAGAAAATAGACAAGGTCAGACTTTTAGAACAAGTTCAGACCGCAAATTGGGAATGCTTTAATATTTCAAGAGTGTCACAGCTTGCCGACACCATAGTTGCCCTTATTTCGTCCGATTTGGGTATCAAATGCCAAGATAGCCTTATGGATGAACAATTAACCACCTATGCAGAAGAAGCCTTTAAACAGGGCGTTACTGACGCCAGAGCGCAAGCTATGTGTGTGAACTTTAGGCACCAAGGTGGGCAGGGAGCAGTAACGAGGATTCTGGCAAAGGCTCAGAAGCCATATACGCTCGATAATCTCTATGCAGCTTGTCAGGCCGATACAGGAAACCAAGTCGGGGCATATAAGAGCCGGCAGAGATTTGTTTACGATGCATTAAAGACATATTTTCCAGAAAGTGAGGAAACAGGTATGAACGCAATTGACAAATTAATCCAGATCGCAAAGAACGAAATCGGATATCTCGAAAAGGCAAGCAATAGTCAGCTTGATAGTAAGACGGCAAATGCCGGAGAAAATAATTATACAAAATACTGGCGAGATATTAAGCCGGATTATCAGGGACAGCCGTGGTGCGCAGCGTTTATTTCATGGTGTATGATGAAAGCATTTGGCTTAGACACAGCGAAGAAACTCTTGAAGCACTGGCCATACGTTTACTGTCCGACAATGGCGGATTTGTTCACTTTAAATAGCAATCCAAAGGTTGGAGATATTGTTATTTTTTATCGAAATGGCACATTTACACACACCGGAATCGTAATAAAAGTGTCAGGAGATCGGTTCTGGACAGTTGAGGGAAACACTTCTGGCGGCTCTACAATTATCGCAAATGGTGGTGGAGTATGCCAGAAAAGCTACTACAACAGCAACCTCCCGGGAACAAAATTCTGCACTCCAAACTACAGTTTAGTTAAAGATACAACGCCAGTTTCAGACTCAGATACAGTCAAAAAGCAGAACACCAGAGCTTACATTGCGCAGATTAAAAAAGACACAAAATGCTATACAAAATCAAACAAAAATAGCCCATCTAAACTGTTTCCAAAGCTGAAAAAAGGTGCAGTTGTAGAGGTAATGAAATACACCGAAACAGACAGTTCCGGGCTAAAATGGTACTTCGTCAGAATCCCGTACCCGAATGATGATGGGTTCGTATTTGAGTTTGTCCCGAAGGGCGTATTTACCAGAATTTCAAAAATTTATAAATAAAAGCTCCCGGGGATAGTACCCCGGGAATCATGCTTCTTATAACATATTGTATCATTTCGTTTTGTAAATCCTATTAGTTCGTTGGACACACGTTAGTCACAAACAAAAAAAATTATTTCCTAATTGAATATCCTCTAAAGTACTGTATTTAAAGGACTTTCTGACATTTGCATAGTTCTAATTAATGCCCTAATTGAATACAATTAGAATAATGAAAATGAAATGAGTGAATTCCTTGTAAAATCGCTGAGAATGTTGATTTTACAAGGGTTTCACGCGTTTTTATGTTCTGAATTGTGATGAATAAAATTGATAAAATAAGATTCCGTTAGTCACAGTTAGTCACAAATGGGACTTTTATTTTCTCAATCTCTGTTCGGAGTTCTTCCAATGTCCGGTGACCGTAAACGGCGTTTGTAACATCACCGCCGAATGAATGACCGAGCATTCTCTTACGATCGTTCTCCCTGACTCCATATTTTTCACACAGGGCAGAAAATGTATGCCGGCAGTCATGCGGAGTGTGCTTCGGATCACCGACTATTCCTAAACGTTCCAGTGTAGGATAGAACAACGCTTTTCTGTGATGCTGCTGAGTATACACGCATAATTTTCCATCTTGTGTCAGCACTTTCTGTTCGACAAAATGGTATATAGCGGGATGTATTGGGACAATTCTGTTTTTACCGGCTTTTGTTTTGATGCCGCCTTGAAAGTATCCTTCTTCTAAGTTGGTTGTAAGTTTTAACACTTCACCGATTCTCCAGCCGGAGTAACACATAATAAGAATGAGCTGCACTTCTGGATCGTTGGCATTATTCCATAGCACTTGCATCTCCTGATCAGAAAATGGTGTTCCATGTTCGGTGTCATTATCAGCATTGACATGGACATATAACGCCTTGTTTTCCGTTACAATTTCTGAGTAAACAGCATATTTATACATCTGCTTGAACAGTGTAAGAATTGCCATGAGGCTCTGACGCTTTAACGGGCAGCCATCAATGACTTTTTGCAGATCAGGTGCTTTTAAATCCTCGAATACACGATTATACAGAGCCGTGCAGTTTGAGTAAGCGGTCTGGTAAGCTATCTTTGAACTATAAGAAAGTTTTGAACCCTCTGGAAACTTCCATGCGTAAAACTTCTCATATACCTCTGAGAACGTCAATTTCTTGATTTCCGGGTGTTTATCCTCGACACCCTTGATTGTATTGTAGTCAGCAATCAAACGAGTAATTAGGGTATCTACGTCCGTTGCAGGTGATATCTCAAGATCCCGTTCCATCCCTGGCTGATATGTTCCTGCCTTGTATGCGGTCAGTACAGTAAATCCTTTAATCCAGTCGTCTACATAGCAGATTGCAGGCGGGCGGACGGGCTTTCCAGTCTTTTCATCCAGTACTGCCGGAGGATGGACCGCAAATGGATTCCTGCGTTTGCTGCCCAAATACCGTATTGTTCCGAAACTGTTAGGGAGCTTCGGGTATTTCTTTCTTTTCTTCGCCATTTTTATTCCTCTTTTCTTTATGTAGCTGTTTTAGGTATAAAAATAACAGCCGAACAAATTTTCTGTCTTGTTCGACTGCTCCGAAGATGATACAATATGTTTTGCCAGAATATTACATTTCTTCGGAGATGTATAAACGCCACCTCGGTACGCCAATGCCGGGGTGGTTTTTATTTTTATTCTATTTCTTCAATATCGACTGAATATCCGAGAACTTCTCCGACAGTTGTGCATTTTCCCTTTAGTGTGACTGTATCACCTTTTGCCATTGATGCGACTTTCGAACGCTGCTCATCATTTTTAATCTGGCACTGAACGCCGATTATCGCATATTCATCGTCAGGATAGAGGGAGATATATTTTCCAGATGAATCAATGTTCCCGAGTCTACCAGTGATTTCTAAGTATTGCCCTTTGTATTTATCAGATGCTCCAAGTGCGTTATCATCAAGCTGAGACATCATATCATTGACTGATACGGCTGTGTATTCAATTGGTGTAGGTGTATCAGTTTCTTTTGCAGATTCCGTCTTTGCAGATGTGCTGGAAGAAGACGTGGTGTTTGAATCCGAATTTCCACCAACGGCACCGATAACTCCAACGGCAACAACTGCTAAAACTACCCATTTAAGTTTTCCACCTTTTTTCTTACCCATAGAATTGCTCCTCCTAATAGCTTTATTCGCCACGCTTCGCACTTTTCATGCGGATTATGTATTTTGTACCGCTGATTTTGCAATATTATGTAAAGTACGGTTATTCGTGGTATTTTTATTTTATCATTTTAAGAGCATGTTGTAAAGATTTAGAACGAAATAGAGTGATTTAGATGAAAAAGAAATGTTTTTTTCTATAAAATAGTGAGAGTTCATGTGTATCATTGGCAGTTGCCAAGAGTCGGAATAGGTGGTATAATAGCAAAAGAGAACTAATGTTCGGTTCTATTTCCCACAGCCGGACATATACTGTAATGTAGGCGGTAGTTGCGACAGGGAGGGTTATTATGGATTATAAAAAAGAAATTATTGAAATGATACAAAAGATAGAAAACAGATGTTGGCTGAGGTCAATATACATTTTCATAAAAGCATTAATCGGTTAAAAAGAAAAGCCAAGGGTTTGCGCATTGCCCTTGGCTATTTTCTCATTTCTTTTCGTAAATCGTGTCTAGGAGCTTTTCTAAGTTATCCCATCCAGAATCATCCAGCTTTGCTAGAGCATTGATGAGACGGTATTTAAAATCATCATCACTAGACTTTAGAACATTTCCGAACAGCTTAGAAATTTCATCATTTTTGTTCTCTGGCTGAAACATTTCTCCAGTTCCACTTCTTAGCCATTCTTCGTTTACGTTAAATTCTCTGCAAACATCATCAATAGTCCGATCTGATGGAACTTTGCTTCCCATTTCAATTTGCGCTACAAAATTCCTACTTATCTTTAGTTTGTCTGCAAATTCTTGTTGAGTTACGTTTAATTCTTTTCGCAACTCTTTAAACCTGTCTTTCAATTTAATTCCTCCTTTCTGAGAATATAATATCATAAAATGTTTACGAAGTCAACAAAAAGGTATTGACAAATGTTGCCTGAGGGACTATACTGTGTTTACAAGGTAAACAAAGGAGGTGAAAACAGTGAAGCGCAAGAAAAAAGAAATCGACAAAACAATTTCTGACCTGTGGAATCGTATCTGGGATTTGCAAGACCAGACAAACAAAATCAAGAAAGCAGTTCTGACAGGTGAAAAAGGAGATTTAAAGATGCCAGAAAGAAGGATTGTTCCTCCAGATGAGCCTATTCCGTTTGGCGGGGCAGTAGATATGGACTGTATCTTTGAAAAAGAACCATGTGAACAGGTAGACGTTGAATTTACAGTGAAAGAAACTTTGCAGATGTATTCGCATTATGTAGATTCATTATCTACCGATACACATGTATTAGGAGCTATTGCAATAGTTTCTCTAATAATTGCAATAGTGGCTCTGATTGTATAGAGATTGAGAAAAGACCTGTAATCAGCGCAATGATGGACAGAACAGTTGTTATCCAAAATCTGGATATATCTTGAAAATATGCTTTCATGGCGACTTCACCCGCTTGTGTAATTTCATATGCGTGATCTTGCGATCTTGAGCGCATAAAGCATTTTTTGTTGAAAAGGTATTTGCAAGCATCTACTTCACGCTGATTACTAGGAGTAAATCCACAATTTCTTAAAGCTTTTTTCAATATTTTATATTGATATCTTGTTATCAAATGAACACCTCCTTTACAGGAGAGTATATCACAAGAAAAGAGGTGCGTATATGTCAGAAAAAGAAAAAAGAATCGTTGAAAAGCTGAAAGAAGCGATTCCTAATATGTCAGAATTTGACAAAGGATATATTCTCGGTAAGACGGAAAGCTTTTCCGAGAATAATCTGGGGAAAAAATCAGATAAGAAAGAAGTAGTTAATTCAAATTAGAAAGGAGAAACATGAACGAATTACAGATTTTTAATTCAGAAGAGTTCGGGGACATCCGAACAGCAGAAATTGACGGGAAACCGTATTTTGTTGGAGCTGACGTTGCGAAAGCTCTTGGCTACAAGGACACGGTTAATGCACTTAAACAGCATTGCCGTGGGGTGGTAAAACACCACCTCACAGATTCTCTCGGCAGGAATCAGGAAGCGAGTTTCATAACAGAGGGAGATTTGTACCGCTTGATTATGAAATCGAAACTTCCATCGGCAGAGAAATTTGAATCATGGGTTATGGATGAAGTTCTTCCGACGATCAGAAAGACAGGCTCATACCAGAAGCCACTGACGACAGTTGAACAGATACAGGTTATTGCGACAGGATTCTTAGATCACGAAGAGCGGCTTAACAGACTTGAAAATACCATGACTATTGACTACGCACAGCAGGAATCTATTAGAGACTTAGTGTCAAGTGTCGTAATTGCTCACCTTGGTGGGAAAGAGTCAAATGCTTACAAGGAAATTGGCAAGAAAGTATTTGCTGAATGCAACAGGGATATAAAGACTTACTTTGCAGTAAATGCCCGTAATAACATCCCTAAGCTGAGATTTGAAGAAGCTATGGAATATGTTAAGAACTGGCATCCATGTACCAATACAGTAATGATGATACGTGACTGTAACGCTCAAATGAGTATCAGTTAGAAAAGAGGTTTATATGAGTGCAGTTGATAATTACGTAGAGCAGAATGCACAGGTTCATCAGTTTGCCGCAGAAGTGGCAAGAATCATATCAGGTATCCCACAGATGCCAGAGTTCTCAAACGAGCGCCTGACAGTATCAGACGTGAGTAAAATGACAGGCATTCCTATACCATCTGTCAGAGCAGGAATCATCTATGGATGGCTGCCTATCGGTACGGCGTATCGCGGGAATAAAGTGATTCACGACAGAAAAGGTTCTGGCAGAATAGAATTTGTTATCTCTCCAAGGAAACTTTGGGAAGAAACAGGATATATCTGGAGAGGAAAAGAAGCATTAAAGTGATAGTGCCCCGGCGGTGAAGCACCACCAACCGGAGCGTTGCACTTACTAAATCGCACTTAGTAGGTACAGGTTAATTATAACTTCGTATCTGCTAATTGTAAATACCAAAAAAGGAGAAATTAGCACGATATGAGCAGAAATAGCACAAATAAATGTGAAAACGTTCCGACATGGGACGAACTTGAGTTCATTCTTGCGACAGAAATTGTCGAAGAAAGTAGAAAAAAATCAAGAAAATGGTTCACTGCATGGATTGTGACCGTAGCCGCACTGGTAGCAAGCAATCTGGCGTGGATTATGGGAGAAATGAAATGAAAGAATATATGCTAATTGCTGTTTGTATGCTTGCCGGGAAATATGTGGACATACCTATTTGGCTGAACATCTTTTTTGGCATCTCGGCAGCATGGGCGGTGCGCCAGATGAAAGCAGACTGGCAGTAGGAAATAAGGAGGATAAGAAGATGTTTGAGAAAGAGATTGATGAAATTTATGAACTTTGTAAAAGAGTTGTGAATGAAGTTCCGGCAGCAAATATCACCTTTGATTTTTCGGGCTACGGTTTGGGAGTAAGAGGGGTTAAAAGGGAAGAAGATGTTCTCCTTCTCAAAGACAAATTTAAATGGGATTTGTACCAAAACGTATCTTTTAACCCATTTTATGAGAAAGAAAGTCGTGAAAGCCTCAGAGTAATCAAAGCTTTCTTACTGGAACTTCTGATAGATGGGAAGTGTCCAAATGAGTAAACAGATAGCAATTATGAAACTTCTTCCCAGTCTGGAAATAGCAGGGTGCATCAACGAACTGCTCAGAGAGCTTCAGTCCAGAGGGGATCACATTTTGGATTATGAGAACTGCGATATGTCTCTTGACCATGTGGAATACCACAAAGCCGAAGATATCGACGGAGAGAAGTTCGGAGATGCATCAGATAACCTGTATTGCTTTTTCAAGGCGGTGTAAGTATGAAAGAGCGCATTCAGGAAGTATTGAGATTGATCGACATACAACTTGCTACAGTGCCGGATAATCCAATTGAAGAACAGTACAAGGCGAGAACATTGGCGAGCTATGTACAGGCTCTAAATGGGCTTTTAGCGGCTCAGAAAACAACTAAGGAGGGCAACAATGGAAAAGTTTGAAATCCGTATTCCGGCGAGAAAGAAACAGCCTGCAACTGATAAGGATAATCCGGTCGTGAAAGTATCAACAGACGCATACAACGCACTGGTTGAAATCTATAACGAATCAACCTTATCAATGAAAGATATTGCAAGTTTGCTGATTATTGAGAGCAGCAAACATGTGGTTTATGACAAGGAGGAATAACAATGGCAACACCAGTATTGATTATTGGAAAATCTGGTTCCGGTAAAAGTACTAGTCTTAGAAACTGTCAAAACAAAAACTGGAACCTTATCAGAGTATTAAACAAGCCACTTCCATTCAAGGGGAAAATTGACGGATGGTTTACAGATGATTACCAGCAGGTAATGAAGTGCCTGATCGCATCAAAAGCAGAGTCAATTGTAATTGATGATGCAGGTTATCTTATCACGAACCACTTTATGCGTGGACACGCTTCTGCTGGAAAAGGCAATGCGGTATTCGCTCTGTACAATGATATTGGAGACTATTTCTGGAATCTTATTCAGTTCATTGTGACAAAAGTACCGCAGAATAAAATTGTTTACCTTATGATGCATGAAGAAAAAGATGATTCAGGGGAAGTAAAGCCTAAGACAATTGGTAAGCTTCTGGACGAAAAAGTTTGCATCGAGGGCATGTTTACTATCGTTCTTCGATGCATCGAAGAGAGTGGAAAGCACTTATTTGTCACTCAGTCCAGTCAGGGAGCGGTAAGTAAGTCCCCGATCGGGATGTTTGACAGCTTAACTATTGATAACGACCTTGCAGAAGTTGACAAGGTTATTAGAGATTACTACGAATTAGGAAAAGGAGAGAATAAAGATGAATAAACCAACAGCGTATGATACTACACAGGCAGCAGGAGAATTTGAACCAATTAAGCTTGGTGGTCATAAGATGGTAATTAAGCAGATATCAGAGAAAAAAACACAGGGTGGACTCGATATGCTCGTTATCTTGTTTGATTTCACAGAAGGAGACGAACAGGCCGGCTATTTCATGAAACAGTTTGAGAACGATATCCGTCCAGACAAGAAATATCCGAATGCAGGCACAAACTACATGGTTATTGACGAGAGTGTAGATTATGGTGTTCGTAATCTCAAAACATTCATTACATGCGTAGAAAAGTCAAATCCGGGCTTTGCTGTTAAGTGGGGCGATAACTTCGGGCAGCAGTTCAAAGGCAAGCTGATCGGTGGCATCTTCCGTCTGGAGAAAGACTGGTACGACAATAAAGAAGTGAAACGCCACAAGCTTGCATGGTTCCGCAGCGTGGAAGGAATCAAAGATGCAGATATTCCAGAAGAGCGTACCACAAAAGCGTATGACGATCATCTGAAAGAAGAAGCTATCATGGGAGCGAATCCAGCTGGTACAGATGGATTTATGAATATCCCGGATGGAATCGATGAAGAACTTCCTTTCAATTAAGAGGTGATTTTGTGAAAATTGCAGTAGATAAAAACCAGTTTTCCGGTTCACATGGAAAGTCAAATTCTGTTAAACACAAACAAATGGAAAATATGGGGGCGATTCTTGTCCCTGTACCACTTCCATTTGGCGATTACTGTAAGATTACAGATGAGATTCAATCTATTATTGACAGCAAAAAGAAAGTATGTAAAAAGGATCTGGAAACAGTTATTCCATTATCTATAGATACAAAAAAAGACCTTCAAGAGTTATATGGAAATGTATGCGCTCAACATGAGAGATTTAAAAGAGAGCTGTTAAAGCCTATTGACAATAAATCAAAGCTAGTCATTCTTTGCGAACACGGCGAGGATGTAAAGTGCCTTGAAGATGTGTATTTTTTTTACCAGCCAGAAATGGAGCGGTTTCGTTGGAGAACAAAAAACATCAATGGGAGAACAATACGAATGAAAGAAAAATATATTCAGAAAGAAATTAAAGGAGTTTCTCTGTTTCGCTCCCTTTGCACTATCAGAGACCGATATAACGTCCAGTTTGAATTCTGTACAAAAGAAGAGACTGGACGGCGAATCGTGGATTTGCTGACATGACGAAAGAAGAAATTAAGCAGCAGAACAGCATGAGAGATGTTCTTGCTAGATACGGAATGATTCCGAACAGAGCTGGCTTTATCAGTTGCCCATTCCATAATGAAAAGTCAGCTTCGTGTAAGATATACGATGATTCCTTTTACTGTTTCGGCTGTGGATCGGTCGGAGATATTTTTACTTTCGTTCAGAATATGGATAATTGCGATTTTAAGACAGCTTTTCAGATTCTTGGTGGAACATACCATAAACCTGATTTTTCGTCCAGAATGGCAATATATCACGCTCAGAAGCAAAAAGAAATGAGAGAGAAAGCAGAACGGAAGAAGAATGAAGAATTGCAGGAATGTTTGTCCGATATTGATTTTTACAGGTCTATTCTTGGCAGAGCAAGGCCATTATCAGATGGCTGGTGTGAAGCATGGAACAAATTACAGCTTGCATTATATAAGCATGGATTTCTAACAGGATTGGAAGAAGGTGATTAAAGAAAATGGAACAGATTAACAAGCTCACATCAGAATCAATTCTGGAAGAAGAAGTGTTTAATGAGATATTCAAGCAAGAAGATGAGATTTACAAGGCACGTTTGACATTGACTCTTCTGGACAGAGCGAAAGAGCTTGGAGTTAAGAAGAAATTTGAAGATTTACTAAAAGCTTATACCAAGGTTCAGAAACAGATAATCGAGCAAGAGAAAAGCAATAGGACGTTATCTATGCTGGATCAGTGGACTAATTTCTCCGATTGTGAATATGACAGAATGAAATGTCTTAACTGGATAGCAGATGATGACGGAATCAGAATATCAAACACAAATCCAGGATCACCGGACATTATAGCCTGTTATCATCCTATTCTTCCGATTGAACGAATGAAGAATCTGGAGACTGGGGAAGAACAGATAAAGTTAATCTATAAGAGGAATAATAAATGGTCCGAGGTTATTGTACCGAAAACTATGGTTGCATCAGCCAGTAAAATTGTTGGTTTATCCGCGCTTGGTATTTCAGTGACTTCTGAGAATGCGAAGTTCCTCGTACGGTATCTGTCAGACGTTGAGAATGCAAATGATGATTATATCAACATCCAATATTCCTCTAGTAAAATCGGGTGGATTCGAGATTATTTCCTGCCTTACGACAAGAATATCGTATTTGATGGTGATATGAGATTTCGACAGTTATACGAAAGTATCAGTGTAGGTGGCAGCAGAGCAGAGTGGTATGAACATGTAAAAAAGGTTCGTGCTACTGGAAGAATCGAACCAAAAATCATGTTGGCTGCAAGTTTTGCAAGCATTCTAATTAAACTGGTCGGCGCTCTTCCGTTTTTTGTGGACTTATGGGGTGAAACCGAGGGCGGTAAGACTGTGACGCTTATGTTGGGAGCTTCCGTCTGGGCGAATCCAGGCGAATCACGATATATAGGAGACTTCAAGACAACAGATGTGGCCTTGGAAGCTAAGTCTGATATGCTAAACAACTTACCGCTGATTCTGGATGATACCTCTAAAGTGTCGGCTAAAATCAGAGATAATTTTGAAGGTATTGTATACGATTTATGTTCCGGAAAAGGAAAGAGCCGTTCCAACAAGGAACTGGGCGTTAACCGGGAGAATCGCTGGCAGAATTGTATCCTTACTAACGGTGAACGTCCACTGGCCGGGTATGTCAGCCAGGGCGGAGCGATTAACCGAATCATCGAGGTTGAGTGTTCTGAGAAAATTTTTGATGATCCGCAGCTTACCGCAGATACCCTTAAAAAGAACTACGGGTACGCAGGAATCGATTTTGTAAATGTAGTCAAAGAAATGTCCATTGATGATATAAAAGCCCTGCAAAAGCACTATCAAGGGCTTATACAGGACGATGACAAGATGCAGAAGCAAAGCATATCAATGAGCATTATCCTGACAGCAGATAAAATCGCAACAGATCAGCTGTTCCATGATAGCCAGTACATTGACATTGAGACGGCTAAGAATCTTCTGACAGAGAAAGAAATGGTATCTGAAAACGAACGCGCTTACTGGTTCGTGCTTGATAAGATTGCCATGAACGGAATTAAATTCGATGATAACCCGGATATAAAAACAGAAAGATGGGGAATTATCGACAATGATCCGGTAGAAAAAACGTCAACTGCAATAATCTATAGTGCAGCGTTTGATGATTTATGCAAAATTGGAAGATTCTCCAGAAAGGCATTCCTGTCATGGGCTGTTAAGAAGGGACTTGTGGAAACCGACAGCAGGGGTTATCCGACCAAAGCGAAGAAACTGGACGGAATTGTCACCAAATGTGTGTTTTTGAAAATTGTGGATGAAATTCCAAAAGGATTTGTTAATTGTAATGATGATTTTGAGATTACAGACGATATTGTGTTTGATTAACAAACAATTCGTTCAAAAGGTAACCGGGTAACCTAGGTAACCTTTGATTCTGTATATATATATTTGAGTATTTATATGCACATATTGAGTATAAAAGTTTCCCTATATGAGAAAGTCAGGGTTACTCGGTTACTCGGTTACCTACCAGTAAAATCAATGGTTTACACGAATTAGTACGGTTACTTTACGGTTAACAAAGGTTACTTATATTAAAATAAACTTCCGGCAAATTCCGGATGGCATGATGAATTTCTTCTTCCAGTTCATGTTCCA